GTGTTAATTGTAAAATTTACATTAACTGCACCACCACCTGTACCTCTAGCTGATTGTGTTATTTGACCAGTTTGGTTTGGTACAAACAATTCGGGTCCTTGTTCTCCTACAACGATTGGTTTATTTTTTGATACTGCACCACCTTTTGCAAAGAAAGGTAAGCCACCACCACCTCCACCACCAATAGCATTTAAAATCATTTGTAAAGCAATTTGTCTTTTTATAGCTGTATTTTGTTTTCTTAAAAGATTTTCTTTATCCTCTTCTTTCTTAAATAAAGTTTCGCTTAGTACTTTTTCAATACCCATTAAAGCAATTCTTTCAATAGTTTTTGCAATAATTTCAACTAAAAGTGATCTTGCTAATTCTTTCATTGATTTATTTAATGATTTACCCAGAACAAGTGCTTCAGCAAATCCTCGTGAAACACCTTTTACACCTGTATTCATTAAATCTGTTATTTCATTTCCTAAATTAAATTGTTTGTTTGTTTCTTTAACATTTTTTAAAATTTGTTCTCTTGTTGTTACTTCCTTTTTTACTTTTGGTATTAAATCGTTTTGTTCTTCAAATACATTTCTGTTTGCATCTATTATTCTTTTTAATGTTCTTTCCTCTGATTTTCTTACTGCCTCAACTAAATCGTGGTGTGATTCAAATATATTAAAAGTTTTTCGTGTTACTTTTTCAATTTCTTTTTGTGTTTTAACAGTTTCTCCTAATGCTCTATTTAATTCAAATTGATTTACAGTTTTATTTTTGCTTAAAAATATTATTGTTTCTAATTTTTTCTTTTCATCTTCTAATTTTTGTAATTCATGATCTTTAAGTGTTATAAATTCATCAACTATTATTTTCTGATCAAATTTATTTCTTAATATTTTTTGTTCCTTTTTAAATCCATCTTCTAATTGTTGATTTATAATATTAAGTCTATCTGATGCCTCTTGAATATTATCTACATCAATTATTCCAGCTTCTACTTTAGTTTGTCTTACAAAATCATTTATTTTATCAATTATAAAACTAACACCAGCTAAAGCAACTGCACCTTTTTTTCCAAATAAAAAAGCACCTACAAGACCTACTTCTCTGACAAACTCAGGTAAAGACATAAATCCATCTTTTATACTTTTAAGTATTGAGCCTATTTTTTGTAAAGTTGGTATTAAATCTTGTCCAACACTAACTGCACCTGTTACAGCTTGTGCTAAATTTTTTCCTACAGTTGTTGCTATTTCATCTAATCTCTCTGCATTGTCAGATAAAAATTTGTCTAAGTCTCCAAATTGTTTTTTTAGTTCTTCAAAGAAACCAGCTTCAAGTAAAACTTTTTTAAAGTTAAATATTTTATCGCCAATCATTGAAAGAGTACCAGCGAAAGTTTGTGCTAACTCATCTGTTGCGTTTCCAAATCTACCACCTTTACCAAATACTTTTTCAAATGCTTGAACTGTTTCTTCTATTGATACTGTTGCTCCAGCTTTAAAGCCAAGCATATTTCTAACACCTTTTTCTCTAAATAAATCTGCCGCACCAATACCAGCACTAAATGATCTTTGTATTTGTTCTGATGCTGTTCTAAAATCTAATCCTGTTACTGCCGCAACATTACCTGTTATCTGCAACATTTTTTGTAGATCATCTGCATTATCTGTAACTGTTGCTAAAATACCTGACCCTGATTGTATTTCTTCTAATGAAAAAGGAACTTTAGATGCAAACTTGACCATATTGTCAAAAGCTTTTGCACCCTCATTTGTATCTTTAAGTAAAAATTTTAATCTTGTTCTAAGGTTTTCTAATTCTTTTCCTGTATTGACTAGATTTCTAACAACTAATCCAGCACCTATACCAACTAATGCACTTTGAACACTAAATATTGATTGTTTTAAAACACCTAATCTTGTTTTTAATACACCAAAAGCTTGTTTAGTTTTATCTTTTGCTAATATATTAATAACTAAATTTTGTGCCATTATTTATGCCTTGCTTTAATCATAGCCTGTTGGTGTTGTTCAGCTTCTTCAAGTAAATATCCAAGCCAATGATTATATTCCCAAACTTCCATTTTTAAAAGTTCAGATAAAGATATTTTTAGCCTATCAGCGACTATAAGTAAATTTTTTAATTCAGGGTCAGATTTTAGTTTTTTTTTACTTCTTCAGGAGTGATTGCTTTGACCATTTCTGTAGCAACCCTTGAAAGCACATCAGAATCAACTTTGTGCATTAAGGCAATTTTATCTTCTAACGTAAATAATTTATTGCCATCTTTGTCTAAAGATTTCATTATAAGAATATCAGCAAGAATACTGACATCATTAAGATTGTCAGATTTCCTGAAAAGTTTGTTTTTTTCAGATAAGTTTATTGGATTCCAATATATTATGCTTGGATTTCCAGCTTCATCTTTCCATTCAGGTACTTCAATATGTTGAACACCAAGAGACTCAAAATGAGATTTTGCTCTGTCAATAAATTTCATACAGTATTATTATACAGTTGCTCTTGTTAATGCTCCTGTACCTTGAAATGTAACTGATCTAGTAGTAATTCCATCTAAAGGAATACTAACACTCATTCCTGTAACAATCCCTGTTCCTGTGAAACTTTCATCTCCTGAAGCATTACCCTCTGGTAACAAAACAAAAGAGATTGAACTTCCAGCAGTTAAAGTTTGTTGTGGAGAGTCAGTTTCATCATAACTCATTTCTAAAGTTCCTGAAAATGATGTTCTTCCAGCAACAAAAGATTTAGTTGCATCTGTTAAAGCTGTATCTTCTACAACATCAGCAGTAGTTTCTAATGTGAAACCTGTAAGTTCGCCTATACCTGTTCCACCAGCAGTAACTACTCCTTCTTTTCCGTGATGTGTTGCCATTTTTTATCCTTATTAGTTTTTGGTTTATTTTCTTGCTCTTGTTTATATCCAAGTGCAATAAAATTTTCAAGTTGAGTTTCGTTTATTATAACTTCATTCCCATCTTTGTATAATTTAATATCTTTAGCCATAAAGTCTTTTACTATTTATCATCCTCATCGTCAATATCTTCATCATCTATATCTTCATCAAAATTTTCTTCTGAGTCATCTTCCCATTTTTCATCTTCTTGATCTCTTAAATCGGCTAACAAATCTTTAACTTCTTCACACATAATAGATTCTTTGTCATGCAACTTTTCTATTGCATCTATTTTTTTTTCTATCTTATCAATAATTTTATCTTTACTAACCATATTTTCTCCTTATTTATGGTGTTCCAGCTTGGAACTCATAAGTACATCTAACAACCATTCTTATACCACCGATAGGAAACAATGTACCCTCGTCTGTCTCAACACTTGTAACTTCTGTATCAAGTGCGTTGTTACTTCTTGTAATATCAGATTCTAACTCTGTTTCAATAGCTGTAATTAGTTGATTTCTTAATGTATCTATATTTGATTCAGCACCTTTTACAAATCCTAATACTACAAAGTCTATAGTTCCCATTCTAGTTTTAGCACCACTTCCTAATTCTTGATCTTCTCTAATCTCCTCAGATGTTTGAATAATAACTGCTGGGTATTGTTTGTCTGATAATTCGTCTAATTCAAATGGCTGTCTTGTAGCCTTTTTAATTGTGATTGGGCTACTAATACCTGATATAGTAGATAATAGGTTGGATGCAATATTTTCTCGTACACTCATAATTTAAACTTTTGTAATTCTTTTTCTATAAATCTATTGAATTGCTTACTTATAATCTTTTCTGTTCTATTGTTAAACCCAAAAAATTCTCTTTTAGGCTCATTTAAAACTTGGTTAAATAATGCTCTTTGATTCATTTGTGCATTAGAAAAAGCAACAGATATTTTATTTCTACCTGTTTTTTTTATTGTTCTGCCTGATGGAGTTAAAGCACCTAACATTCTTCCTGAATAAAACAAATCTACTTTGAGTGGCTTACCCTCTCTTTGTAATTGTTTTCTATAAGACTCTGAATATGATGCAAATGGTACATCTCTAAAATTTACACCTTTTGCTGTTTTAGTTCTTATAATGTCAAGCAAATGAAATCCACCTTGTAATAAACCTTTATCTATTATTCTTGGAAATCTACTTTGTAATCTGCTGTATCTTTTTGAAATTTGTTGAGAATTAACTTTGATCTTGATGTCTAAAGCCATTATCTAGTCAATCTTCTAAATCCATGTAAAGGCTCTCTTTCAGAAACTTGTATAGTGCCATCT